CGGTCAACATATGTACTTAGGTTCAAACAGAAACCTTGTTACAGGATATTAAATGAGTTTAAAACAGTTACAGAAATTCGCTACTTCAGATAATATCGCAGACCTATTAGACGACGAGCAATTAGCTGACGTATCTAATAAAGTTATGAACGGGTTCCAAAATGATAAGAACTCTGCAGAAGATTGGATGATGAAAGCTGACCAAATAATGGAACTAGCTAACCTTCCTTTAATCGAGAAGCATTTTCCGTGGCAAGGGGCTGCTAACATTAAATACCCATTACTTACCATGGCAATCTACCAGTTCGGAGCTAGGACACTTCCAGAATTCGCTAGAGACGGCAATATAGTTAAACCTAGAGTATTGGGCAGAGACTCAACAGGGGCTAAACTACGTAAAGGTAAAAGAGCATGCGATTACCTTAACTACAAGCTTTTAGATGAAACTGGATATTGGTGGGACGAACACGACAAGCTTTTACATGTAGTATCAGCTATAGGTACTGCGTTCACCAAGACATGCTTTAATCCTTTAACTGGTATGGTAGAGAGCAAGCTAATTAACTACCGAGATATCATCGTTAATAACAGTGCATCTAGCTTAGAAGAAGCTGCTCGTATTAACCATAGAGTTATGCGGACTAAAAATGAGGTTGTACAAGGAATTAGGTCAGGTTTCTATTCAGACGTAGAGCTATCTAACATGTACGCTGACGATGAGACTAAAGGACCTGAAATTGAGTTTATAGAGCAACATTGCTACCTAGATTTAGATGATGATGGTTACGATGAGCCATATATCGTGCTTATTCACCCAGATTCTAATCAGATTTTAAGAATTTCAGCTAGTTATGGACCAGAAGATGTCTTTTTGAACGACAAAGACCAAGTGGTTAGGATTAATAGACGTAAATACTTCACCGATTACCATTTTTTACCTAATCCTGACGGTTCGTTCTATTCTAACGGGTTTGGTACTTTACTATTATCTCTTAATGAAGCAGTAAACACTGTTTTAAACCAATTAGTGGACGCTGGAACTCTGGCTAACACACAAACTGGGTATATAGATGGGAAAGTTCGCATTAAGCGAGGTCAACAGCAGCTTAAGCCTGGAGAACTCATTCCAGTAGAAGGTGTAAGCCAAAGCGGCGTGGAAAACAGCATCTTCATGTTAAATTTCAAAGAGCCATCATCTACACTATTCCAGTTAATGGGAACTATCATAAATGCTACTAGAGAGCTAACTTCTACCACAGAAGTAATGACAGGTAACGTTGAAACTCAGAATACGTCACCAAATACGCTAGCTCAGACTATTCAACAAGGTATGACAGTTTATTTGGCGATTCAAAGACGCATATTCACAGGTCTCAAGAAAGAGTTGAAGCTTATATATGATGCTTATGGCTTATATGTAGACCCTCAAGACTATGTAACAGTTTTAGACTTAGATCAGAATGAGCTAATGGAAGTATTTCCCGATGGTCCAGGCCAAGTAGCTGACTTTGACTCTAAGAGCGCAGATGTGGTTCCAGTATCAGATATGGCCACTTCTACAGCTATGCAGAGAGCTTTAAAGGCACAAGCCCTATTTAACATGTATGCGGCAGCCCCACACCTGTTTAATGGTCAAGAGATTGCTAGAGAGATGTTAATATCTCAAGAGCTATCTGATGTAGATAGATTTATAGCACCTCCACAAACTGGACCTAATATTGAACAGATTAAGATTCAGTCTGAGATCGCAGATAGAGCCGCTAAGACACAGCTAGAAGAAAGGAAGCTTAACTTAGAAATGGAAAAGATAAAGAATGATAGGTTGAAGGTCCATACTGGAGCTATGAAGACTATAGCTGAAACGGAAGCAATAGAGGTAGGTTCACAACTTAATCAATACGAGTCTAAAGTTAGCTCTATAGCTAAGGCCGTTGAACTAAGCCATAAAGAACGTGAGTTGCAGATAACTCAAACTCAAGCTCAGGCACCTAATGAGTAACTACGAGAGAGATTTAGTCAGGGAAGAATTGCTTAGTATTTTAGAAGTAAAAGCTTGGACAGAGACAGCTACCACTTCTAAGTTCTTAAAAGCTGCACAGAGACATTTAAATTATAAATTAGAAGAGCTAGTGTCAGCATCTGCTAGTGGTAACACTGTAGAGTCTGCTAAATTAGCCGGACAAATAGAGTTGTTAAAGCAACTATTAAGTTTAGACAATATACTACACTTTGTAGATTCTGTAGAGATGTTAATAGGAGAAGAGAGAGATGCCTAAGGCAGTTGGGGGCAATATCATTGTTGATATGCTCCATATTAAAGAGAAAACGAAAGGTAGCATACTGCTTACCTCAAACACTATAGAGAAAGAGATGCAACACCTCTCTATCGCTAAAGTGTTAGATGTAGGACCTGTAGCTAGTAATGACCTACTAGAAGCGATTAGTGTTGGAGATATTATCCAGTTCAGTCGATATGGTGGGACCCCGCTACTGTCATCTAAAGATAAGAGACGTCTAGCTGTAAGATATGAGGATATCTGCGCTATATACTCTAAAGAGGACATTGAGACTTTAAATTACGAACTAACAGATAATGCTTCAGACGATCAAGAGTTTAAAGATATTTTAAAGAAGATAGAGGTTTAATATGTCAGAGAGCGAAATGGTACCAAATCAGCCTGATGAAGTAGATTCTAGTCAATCTGCTCAGATAGAAGCTGTAGAAGAGGCGGTACAGGTCAGTGAAGGTTTGGATAGTAAGGTAGAACGGTTAGCTAGGGAACAAGGGTGGAACCCTCAAGAAGATTTCAACGGAAACCCATCAGATTGGGTAGACGCTGCCGAATACTTGGCCAGAGGTTCAGATTTTAGACGTAGGGAAGCTTTTAAATATAAAGATGAAATTGAATCGCTAAAAGACACAATGGCTAAGTTTCAAGACCACCTAGGTAAGACTGAGAAGGCCATGTATGAAAAAGCTAAGCTTGAAATCGAGCAAGAAATAGCTAAAGCTAGATCTGTGGGAGATTTTGATAGGTACGAGCAAGCTCAGAAGGCAAAACAAGACCTAGATAATAAAATTCCTTTAGCGGACCTCGAAGATAAGACGGTAGTAGATAGATTTAAATCTGAGCACCCATGGTATGAATCTCCTAAGAATGAATCTGAGGAAGAGTTACAAGCTATGGCATTAGCTTTCGAGAAAATCTATATCGCCAAGAACCCTTCTTTTAAACTTAAAGACTTAGCTGAACACTTATCTGCAAAAATGGCTAAAGAGGTATCTAGACGCATGGTAAATGAGAATAGGACTTCAGCTCCTCCTGCAGCTAGCGTTGGGTCTAAAGCTAAAGTGGAAGCTAAACCGTCTGGCAACTTACCACATCCTAAATTTAATAAACTGTCTGATAGTCAGAAAGAGGCTTTCTCGCAGTTTAAAAAGTACATCCCCAACTTCGATGCTGGGACATATATAGAATCATTAGAGAAATCAGGACAACTTAAATAGAGAGGTATACGTCTATGACTACAGAGAGCAACAATAAGACACAAAATAATAGCAGGAATGTTAATACTACTGAGGTCGATTCGGTTAATAAACCGCGCCAACGTAATAGGAACATGGAAGCTAGAGGCCCACTATATATCCCTGAGGAATGTAAACCTTCAGATAGATATTTAAGATGGGACTACTACAACTCCTTAAACCACAGCGATATGCAAGGTCTAGGTTATGAATTGGTGAATGTGACTTCTCCCATTTTTAACAGACTTAAGTCTTACGCTTCAGGTAGAGGTTGGGTTCAAGGGTCTTTAATTATATATAAAGGTAAAGATGTAGACTTAGCACTTTACGAATGTCCGCTAGAGATTAGAGCGCAAGCTGACGAAGAAATTAAGAGAGAAGTAGCTGAAAGGCGAAGAAAAATTAAACCTGACGATAAAACTAGTTATGTAACTACTAACAGTGATATCTCAGGCGGTATAACAACTGATTATAAATAAAAGGTAAATAAACATGGCAGGTGGATTAATTCCAACGAGAATGGCTAACGGTGCTGGTAAAGTTCCCGTACGGCTATATTACGCTGCATCTGGCGATGCTACAGCTATCTTTATCGGCGACCCAGTAATTAAAATTACAGACGCTGCTAATAGTTCTGTGCTAGCTACTGCAGTAGGTGTTCATAAAGTAGGTTCTTTGAATAAAGTATCTAAAGCAACGATGGGTGACGGTAATGCTATCACTGGTGTAGTTGTAGGTATCGAACCTGTTATTAATGATTTGTCAGTTAACTATCGTAAAGCTTCTACAGCTATGGTAGTTATGGTTGCTGACCACCCAGACACATTGTTTGCGGTTGAGGCTGAAAGCGCTATCACTAACGCTATCGGTAAAAACTGTGTGTTTAAAGATGAGGGTGGCAGTACAGCTACAGGTCTTTCTGGTGTAGTTATTAATAACTCTTCAGACGGACCTGCTGCAGATGCTTCTAACCAAGCTACAATTATCGGCTTAGTTTTACGCTCAGGAAATGATGTTTCTGATGCTGACGCTCTCTATGAAGTCAAAATCACGAACCACACTGAAGCTCAACAAAACTTAGCAATCGGCATCTAATTTAGGAGTATAACATAATGGCAGGTATTTTATTACCGAGAGACCTACTTCCAGGTCTTAAATTTGCTATGGACGGTGCTTATAAAGAAGTTCCTCAAGAATACAAGGCCGTATTCAACGAAGTTCCAGCGGACAACCTTTCAGTGGTTGAATCTATGTCTTATTCAGGCATGGGGCTCCCAGTTGAAAAGCCTTTAGGTGAAGATATTACCTATGACACTATGCAACAACTTTGGCCATCTCGCTTGGTTTACACTGCGTACGGTCTCGGTATTCGTATCACCAGAGAGGAAATGGAATGGGGCCAAGCTATTAAAGTTGGTACTTTGAGAGCTAAAGACATCGGACGTAAGTTCGCTTTAATGCAAAATATTAGAGCTGCTGACGTTCTTAACTTAGGTTTCTCTCAATCTGCTGCTCATAGTGGCGGTGATGGTTCTAACTTATTCGCTACATCTCACGCTATTAAAGGTAGCACTACATCTAATAGAGCTTCTGCTGACGCAGCTTTATCTGAAGCATCTTTAGAGCAGGCAGTTCTGGATATTGAAGCTATCAAAGATAACAGTGGGTACAAAGCTGGGCTTAACGCACGCAAATTAGTAGTTCCTTCTGTTCTTCAATTCGACGCTCGTCGTATCCTTAAGTCTGACGGTCGTGTTGGCGTTGCTGACAACGATTTGAATGCGCTTAAAGATATGAACTTGATGCAAGACGTAGTAGTTATGAAGTATCTGACTAGCTCTACAGCTTGGTTCGTTACGACTGACGCTCCTGAGCAAGAAGGTTTGATCCATATGGAACAGGTACCTCTTGAATTCCATGAAGAAAAACATTTCAATTCTATGGATCTTAAGATGGTAGCTTACCAACGTGACCTTTTCGGTGCTTTAGGGTTCCGCGGAGTTTACGGTTCAGCTGGTGCTTAATAGTCTCTGAGCTGACAGATCAGTGCAGCAAGGACGCTGTACTTCCCACTTTATATTATAGATATGCAAATCCACAGTTACGGACAACTGATTCTATAAATACTATATTAGGAGACTTAAGTGTCTACTTTTCAAAATAATGTAAATATCACTAATCACAATGCTACAAATAAAGGGTTAAAGCTAGCTGGTACTTTGGTTACAGCTACAGCAGCAGAACTGAATATCCTGGATGGTGTAACATCTACTGCAGCCGAGCTTAATTTAGTAGATAACGTTGCAGCTAACGTAACTATAGCTTATGCTGCCAGTGCTACCACTGACGGTATTGAAGCTACGTTTACAGTTAAAGATGCGGCAGGAGCTACAATTGCAGCATGCCACGTATTAGAAGTTTGGATATCTACTAGTTCTTCAGGTATCGGTCTGACAGCTACTAATGCTTCAGGTGCCTTAACCTGCCCTTCTGTAGGTGCTATCTTAACTGCTCATCCAGCTAAAAAACATGTGACTTTAGTAACAGCAGCTACAGGTATTGCTACTCTGCTTTTAGTAGATAGCGCTAATACTGCAGGTGAACGTTTCTGTGTTAAAAACCCAGTTAACGGTAAACCTATTGTAGGTGCAGCTACAGTAGCTTCAAATTACGAAGGTGGTGCTTAATAGCGCTTTCTAGAAGCGACAATATGGACTATATAGCAAGGAAGCTCTAATTCTTTCTATACATAAAAGGTAGGTAATTATGGCCAATACGGTCACCCAACAAACCCTTTTTGGAGGAGCTACATCTAAAGTAGTGATTCGCCATATCCACATAGTATCAGACGGCTCTGAGGAGACAGATCTGGTAATCTACGATAACTCAACTTTAATGGCAGATGCTACGAAGGGTGTTGTCGACAAAGTTGAAGCTCACGGTTCAGATTGCGTTTTAAGATTCGAGTGGGACCAAACTACAGACTCTCCTATTTGCTCAATGAATCCTGTTAATAACCCATGTGTTAACTTTGCTAGGATGTGTGGAGGTAAGCGCAATCCTAATGGGACAGGTGCTACAGGAGATGTTGTTTTAACTACAGCTAATTTAGATTCTGGAGACGAGGTCTCTATATTTATTACTATTAGGCAGACCTAATGAGTAGGTTTAGAAATAATAATAGTAAAGGGAAGTTAGGGACTTGGAAAGTTGTCGACGACTACACTGGGTTTACTATAAACTCAGACGAAGTTGAATTCGACTACCAAGGAGCTGCCGTTAAAAGAGGTACAGCTATTAAAGAAAACCCTAGCGATAAACCTTTTACTATTCCTCCTTTAAGTAAACCAGCGTTTGTTAGACCTCAAAATCCAACTAAGTGGGCAGGTGGTGTAGAGCCAGATACTTGGACTATGGTTGAGATCTTACAGCACTGGGGTACTGATTTATATTGAAGGTTTAACAAATGGCAAACTCAGGCTCTCCGGCTTCCTTCAGGAAACGGATTAACATAAATATAGAGGTATTTTATTAGTGGCGACCTCAGGAAGTACACGCAGGGCGCTTCGCCCGAGTAAGATATTAGGGGGCATATGAGTACATCAGGCTCAACTAATTTTAATGTAACTAGGTCTGACATTATAGACCACGCTCTTAGACTATTAGCTGTTTACGGCGAACAAGAATCTGTTTCAGCTGAAGATACTGCTTTAGTAGATAGAGCTTTAAATATGATGGTTAAATCTTGGCAGGCTCAAGGTTTACATCTATGGACAGAAACAGAAGCTACTGGGATACTTTCAACAGCTATTCCTTCGTATCTGATTTCTTCTACTGCGGGTCACTTCTCCGAGATAATGGTTGAGACTTCTATATCGGCGGACGAAGCTAGCGGTCAAACTGTATTAAGTGTAACCAACACAGATAATATATCAGCTAATGACTATATAGGGGTAGTGCTAGATGATGAATCAGTTCATTGGACGACTGTTGTCTCTAAGGGAGCTACTACTGTTACTGTTGCTGATGCTATCAGCGATGATGCTGCTGCCGGGAATCGCGTTTATAGTTATACTTATAAGCTGGCCAGACCTATGCATATTTCTAGTGTTCGCGTTAGGGACGATGCTGATAATGATATAGAAATCAATAGGATCAGTAGGAAAGAGTATTATAACATACCTAATAAATACATTACTGGTGTCCCCATGAGCTGGTACTACGATCCTCAACTTTCAGGTGGGACTATCCATCTATATCCAGCACCTCAAGATGCTAACCTTAGGCTTAAAATCACGTATCAGCGAGGATTAGAAGATTTCGATAGCGGGACCGACAATCCAGATTTTCCTGTGGAATGGTCAGAAACTATAGTTTATAACTTAGCGGTAAGGGTAGCCCCATTATTTTCTGCTGAAGATAAACTTGCTGTTATAGCTCCTATAGCTGCTGAGTTATTAGACGGTTTAAAACAATGGGACAGTGAGAAAGTTTCGGTTTGTTTCTTCCCTAGTTTAAAAGGGGTTTAACAATATGTTCCAATTTTTACCTTTACTTAAACCTAGTTATCAGGCGGAAAGTAAAGATGTGTCGGTTCAAAGATTGGTTAATATGTACCTGGAAGAGAATCCTCAAGGTGGAGATATGTCACCTTTTGTCGCTCTACCTACACCTGGTGCTACACTTTGGGTAGGTTTAGGTGGTACTAACGTACGATCTTTGATGACTCATTTAGGAACAGTGTATGCTGTAGGTGACTCTACATTCTACTCTATAACCTCAGTTGGAGTTGCTACATCTAAAGGTACGTTAGCTAACTCTACAGAGCTTCCTAGAATCTCTATGGCAGCTATCTTAGATGAGATATTAGTTACTGATAGTTTAAATACTTACAGATATAAGATATCTACAGGTAACTGGTCAGAGGTTACAGATGCTGACCTACCTGACGACCCTGAGATCGTCATGGCAACCA